GACCTTGGAACAGGTAGCGCGTATAACCCTGAGGACGCTTTAAGATTATACTTCCAAACAGGTAGTGTGATTGGTAGAAGCTACACGCAGGATGGTGACTACAACCAAGGTAAAGTTCCTATTCAGCAGCTAACCTCAAATTCAGGGGCTAGCAAAACGCAAATGCTTATTGGTAACTATAACCATTACTTAGGAATGATACGAGCTGTAACAGGCTTAAATGAAGCGAGAGACGGTTCTACTCCTGACCCTAATTCTTTGGTTGGAGTGCAAAAGCTAGCAGCGTTAAATTCCAACACAGCTACAAGGCACATATTAGATAGTAGTCTTTATATTTATAAGACGCTAGCTGAAGCTTTAACGTACAGGGTTTCTGATATACTAGAGTACGCCGACTTTAAGGATGAGTTTGTTAATCAGATAGGTAAGTACAATGTATCTATCCTAAACGAGATTAACAGTCTATACATTTATGACTTTGGAGTCTTTATTGAGGTGTCTCCTGATGAGGAAGAGAAAGCTCAGCTTGAGCAGAATATACAGATGGCTTTATCTAAGGGTGATATAAACTTAGAGGACGCTATTGATATTAGAGAGATAAGAAACTTAAAACTTGCTAATCAATTACTTAAGGTTAAGAGAATTAAGAAGCAAGAGCGTGACGAGAAGATGGCTATGCAGAAGCAGGCTATGACAGCTCAGCAGCAATTAAAGTCTCAAGAGATGGCGGCTCAAGTTGCTATGCAAAAGATTCAGGCGGAGAGTCAAGCTAAGATGCAGCTCAAACAAGCTGAGATAGCTTTTGAAATTGAGAAGATGAATAATGAGGCTCAGCTTAAATCCATGCTAATGGATAAAGAGTTTAGTCTTAACATGCAGTTACGTGGTGTGTCCGAGCAAGCTTTAGACCAAAGGGAGAATCAGAGAGAGGATGCTAAGTCGGCTCGCATTAGTCAGCAGAACACAGAGCAGAGTAAATTAATTAATCAGCGCAAGAACAACCTACCGCCTCAGAACTTTGAGTCTAACGAGGATAGCTTAGATGGGTTTGATTTAGCTGAATTTAACCCAAGGTAGTATGGCAACAAAAGGTAGAACAAAAAAGAATAAGATATGCTCTGCAGGAATTGCGTGGGCAAAAAGAACATTCGACAGATACCCTTCAGCTTATGCAAACATGGCTGCAAGTAAATATTGTAAAGACCCTAACTACGCTAAAAAATCTAAAAAATAATGGCAGCATACGGAACTAAAAAGAAGAAGCCTAAAAAACCAAAGTACTAATGGGTGAGCTTAAAAAGTGGAGAGATGAGAAGTGGGTTCGTATAGGGACTGACGGTTCTATTAAAGGAGCGTGCGGTACTAGTAAGAATAAAAAGAACCCTGATAGATGTTTACCACTTAATAAAGCTAATAGTATGAGTAAATCTGAACGAGCTTCAACTGCTAAAAAGAAAAAGAAGTACGGCAGAAAAAAACAGTTTGTGTCCAATACCAAGGCAGGTAGGGTCACAAGAAAAAGCGTCTAAAATATAAATAAATTTTGTTTAACTTTGCATAAAATCAAATCAAATGGAAATTAAAGTAAAAGCGTTAGACGGTGTAGAGCAGAAGTCTACAGCGGAGGTGGAAGAGGAATTGCTAGAAAAGCATGAAGAGCAGTTTGAGGACTCAGCACCAACAGAAGAAACTCAGGTAATAGAAGAACCGCAAGCCGAAGAGGTTGAGCAGCAAGAGCCGCAAGGCATTACCGAGGAGCAAGTTCTTTCACATATTAAAGAAAGATACAATAAGGAGATTACATCAGTAGATGAGTTGTTTGTAGAGCGAGAAGCTCAAGAAGAACTACCTGAGGATGTAGCTGCTTATTTTAAGTATAAAAAAGAAACAGGGCGAGGCATCAGTGACTATGTTAAATTACAACAGGACTTTGATGAGGTAAACCCTGAATCTTTGCTAAGAGATTATCTTAAGGCTACGGAAACAGCTCTTGACGATGACGACATTCAGTCGTTAATGGATGAGTATTCCTACGATGCAGACTTAGATGAAGAGTCGGACATTAAGAAAATCAAGGTGGCAAAGAAAAAAGCTATTGCTAAGGCTAAGAACTACTTTACCGAGCAGCAGGAGATGTACAAGCAACCACTTGAGTCAAGACAGGAAGCTATCTCTGAGGGCGAGAATGAGGAGTACAAAGCGTATAAGCAGTATTTGAATGAGGCGGCAACGCAGCAAGAGGAGACAAAAAGAAAGTCTGAGTGGTTCTCACAAAAGACTGACGAGGTTTTTAACAATGAGTTCAAAGGTTTTGAGTTCAATATTGGAGAAGACCAAGTCACTTTTAATCCGGGTAGTGCAGAGGAAGTAAAGAAGGCTCAGCTATCACCAATGAATTTTGTTAACAAGTATTTGGATGATAACGGACTTATGAATGACGCTGCAGGATACCACAAAGCACTAGCCGTTGCAATGAATCCTGAGAAGTTTGCTCAATTTTTTTATGAGCAGGGTAAAGCAAATGCGACAGAGGATGTTATGAGGAAGACTAAGAATATTAATATGACAACTCGCAACGCCCCTGCTTCAACTGTTAAATCAGGAGCACAAGTTAGGTCTTTGAGCAGTGACTCAGGTCGAGGTTTAAAGATTAGGAGTATTAAAAGAAAATAATTTTAAAAAAACAAAAAAATGGCAGGTTCAGTACAGACTAGTCCGGGCTTTGATTTACAGCCCTCAGCACAACAAGTGCCGACAGCGACTAATTACATTACAGATTTTAACTTCTTAAGTCAGTATCTACCGGATACTTACGAGAAGGAATTCGAGCGTTACGGTAATCGTACCGTAGCATCTTTCCTACGATTGGTTGGAGCAGAGATGCCTTCTAACTCAGACCTTATCAAATGGGCAGAGCAAGGAAGACTACACACTAAATACGTTAACTGTAGCTCAGGTGCAGCAGCAGCGCAAGGTACTGCAACTATTACAGTAGCAGATGTTCTTGACCCTAATAGACAGAATATTGGCTTAACAGCAGGTTCTATTGCTATTCGTGTAGGTAATACAGTTATGATTTCTGACAACGCAGGTTCAGGAAGCAATAAAGGGGTTGTAACTTTGGTTGATACAGCAGCAGGTACTTTCAATGTAGCTTATTATGAAGGTACAGGTCAAGCGTTTGGTAACACCGCAACCTTAACTGTATTTATTTACGGTTCTGAGTTTAAGAAAGGAACGAATGGTATGGCAGGTTCTTTAGAGGCTTCTGATGAAATCTTTGAAAACAGTCCAATCATCCTTAAAGATAAGTATGCAGTATCAGGTTCTGATATGGCTCAAATCGGATGGGTTGAAGTTACTACAGAGAATGGTGCGGCAGGATACCTTTGGTACTTGAAGTCTGAGCACGAAACTCGTCTTCGTTTTGATGACTACCTAGAAACATCTATGTTGGAGGCGGTTCCTGCAGCAGCAGGCTCAGGTGCAGCATCAGCAACAGGTGATGCAGGTAACAAAGGTTCTGAAGGTGTATTCTACGTTGTAGAGAACAGAGGTAACGTATGGTCAGGTGGTAACCCTAACGTATTGGGTGACTTTGACGCTGTTATCCAACGTCTTGACAAGCAAGGTTCTATTGAAGAGAACGTAATCTTCGTTGACCGTCAGTTCGGATTCGATGTTGATGACATGTTAGCTGCTCAGAACTCTTACGGTGCAGGTGGTACGTCTTACGGACTATTTGACAATGACGAAGAGATGGCTCTTAACTTAGGATTCACAGGATTCCGAAGAGGTTATGACTTCTACAAGTCTGATTGGAAATACTTGAATGACCCAACTATGCGTGGTGGTTTACCATCAGGAGCAGGTTCAGGAAAAATTAACGGATTGTTAGTTCCTGCAGGTTCAACTTCAGTGTATGACCAAATCTTAGGTAAGAACGCTAAGCGTCCTTTCTTACATGTACGTTACCGTGCTTCACAAACTGAAGACCGACGTTACAAGACTTGGATTACAGGTTCAGCAGGTGGCGCAGCTACTTCTAGCTTGGATGCAATGGAGGTTAACTTCTTGTCTGAGAGAGCTGTATGTACTTTAGGTGCAAACAACTTCTTCTTATTCCAAGAGTAGTATATTAAAAAGGGAGTCCGTTATAGCGGACTCTCTTTTACTTTTTTAAATTCTAATTAAATTCAAATGAAAAAAACAGTAGAGTACGTAGACAAGCAGTATAAATTATTAGGGAATACAACTCCGTTATCATTTATGCTCGCATCAAGAAACACAAGAAGATTTCCATTGCTATGGTTTGATGAGGAGAAAGGAGAGAACAGAGCCCTTCGATACGCAAGAAACCAAAAGAGTCCGTTTGAGGACGAGCAGGATGGGAATGCAATATTAGAGCCTATCATATTCGATGACGGCTTCCTTACAGTTCCAAAAACAAATCAGGTATTACAAAAGTTCTTAGAGATACACCCATCTAATGGTGTTAAGTACGCTACCATTGACAAAGCTAAAGAGGCTAAGGAGATAGTAGAAGACCTTAACGTAGAGGTTGATGCATTAATTGCAGCTCGCGAGCTTTCAATAGAGCAGATAGAGGCCGTAACCCGTGTAGCGTTTGGTACAGACCCAAGCAACATCACTTCGGCAGAGCTTAGGAGAGATATTCTTTTATTCGCTAAGCAAGACCCACACTCATTCTTAGCTGTTGTAGGAGACGCTTCGCTTCAGATTGACTCTAAGGTTCAGTCGTTCTTTGATAAGAACGTGTTAACGTTTAGAAACAACAAGAAGGATGTATTCTTTAATACGCCAAGCAATAAGAAGCGTATGCTGACAATACCTTTCGGTGAGGACCCGCTGTATGTGGTGTCGTCATACCTACAGAGCGATGAGGGACTTGACGTCCTTGAGTTCTTAGAGAAGGTCGCAGAGACCAAGTAGTAAAAGAGGAGGCAGAAATGCTTCCTTTTTTTTTTGCTATCTTTGTTTCATTATTAATCATTTATATAGTTAAAAAGAAAAAACAATGGTAAAATTTATCAAAGTAAACGACATTCCATCGCACGAGGTACTTATCATACCTATTGCAGAGATGTTAAAAGTACAAACAAGTAGTAGTACTGTAACTCAGGTAAGGTATGGTACTGTAAATACAGATATAAATATTATATCTATTGCTCACGACCCAATGCCTTCATCTTCAGATACCGCTATGGTTGATTGGGTTACTAAGCAATTTATTGCAGCTAATCAACGACCTTGGTCAGAGCCGATGTATAATGTATCAGCTTCTGATGCTCCTTATTCAATTTCTAACATTACATTAACATAATTATGACAAAGTATATATATTTAAACGACGGAACGAGTAACGTAATAATTTCAAATGTTGAAAAAATCATGGCTGTTGCAACAGCAGGAACTACATTATTAACATTAAAGATATTTCAAGAAGTTGATAATGATAGTTTTGATACCATAACAATAACTCACGCTACTAACGTAGGAGCGCACGATATGAAGGTTTGGATTCTTGGAGTTATTCAAGACTTGTATAGTTCAAATTGGAAAGAGGTTGCTCCATTACAGGTTCCACCTAGAGCGATTTCATCAATAGTTTATTCTTAAGCCTATGGCAAAATATTTAGGAATACCGTTAACGGTATCAAATGGTAATAGGACACCTCTCACGGCGCAGCCTGAAAAGCTTGTAAACGGAGATTTTTCCGACCCAACAGATGGGTGGACTTTTGGTAATAACACATCAATAGTAGGTGGTAAGTTGGTTTGTACAAGTTCAACTGCTTTTAGTCCTACCTATCAATCTGTAACAATATCTCAAAAAGCTTATGTAGTTACGTTTACGATAGATAGCATTTCGGGCGGTAGCGTAACTGCAAGCTTTCAAAACTCAAAAAACCTTACACCTAGAAGTGTCGCGGGTACGTATACAGAAAAAGTGGTTGCTCCCTCACCTTCTACTAGGTTTGATTTTTATACAACTGACGCAGGAGTTTCTTTTGAAATAAGTAACGTTTCAATAAAAGAAATAGCAGCTACAGAAACGCCTACCTATGGCTCACCTGAATTGGCTACGAATGGGAACTTTGAAGATGCTAGTGATTGGTCCGGAACAAATTGGACTGTAAGTGGTAATGGTAAAGCTGTTCACGCAACTACCAATAATGACAAACTTATTCAATCAATGGGTTTGGAATCAGGTAAGAAATATGCAATACAGTGGACTGTTGTAGATTACAGTTCAGGTTCTTTAGGTGTATCCGCTGCTAGTGGAACTAAGTCAGGTGATGACTCTGTAAGTGCTAACGGAACTTACAATACCGTTTTAGTAAGTAACGGTACAGCTTTTCAGATTTTTGCTAGTGGGGTAGCTTCATTATCAAGCGTATCCGTAAAAGAAGTTCCTTATGTAGAAAGCTCTAACTTAGTAACTTCTCCGTACACACAATCTTTTGATTTAGAAGAAAATTGGAGTGCGGCAAACTCTTTGTTAAATTTTATAGGTGATAACTCAAGCCCTAGATATGCTACTTCTAATTCTAAAATTAATCTTGAGTTTGGTAAAACTTACAGGGTTAAGTTTGATATACTTAATAAAACATTAGGCGGCACAACAAATGCAGGTATAAGTAATACGGGGTACTTTAGTGGTGTTCCTTCATCTCAAAGAGTTACAACCTCAACAGGAAATACTAGCTTTGACTTTATAGCTGTTCTTGAAGATGTAGCGGGTAAAGCTGAGGGAATAAAACTTGTTGGTCAAAGTACTGATACATTTACGATTGCCAACTTTTCAGTTACTGAGGTTCAATACAATTATCTACAGGTAACTGATGGTGGATTTAAGAAATCAGTAAAAGAGGGTGATGTAATCTTCAATACATCCACAAGTACAGAGGGTGTTGTTAAACAGATTTTAGATAACAATGTATTACTAATGTCTAATGACAACTTCTCTACGGCAGGTGAGTTCTTTAACGTATTCGCAGCTAATGGTGACACGAGAGGTAATCAGGTTGTGCGAACGGATAACTACATTATGTCTGAGTATGATGAGAATGCAAGCAACCCACAGGAGACTTCATTTTGGTTTGCAGGTGGTGTTAACGCAGATAAGGTTGCCTTAACGCAGCTTAACCCTGCAACTAACACGTTCTTTGTAGCAGGTGTTATTGAGGAGTACCTTGAGAGGCTTAACGCTCAGTCAGCAACGGCAAGCAGATTAGATATTCCTTTAGACGCGTTTAGAGACCACAAAAATAACGAGGTACTAGTAATAACAGCTATAACACTTTCATAAGATGGCGAATTATTTAAAACTAAACAAGTCGTACATAGGTAACGACATATTAGAGAACCCTGAGTTTGCAACGCTAGGTCCGGAGATAATAGTTAATGGTAGTTTTACTGACGTTCCGAACGGAACTGATGTATCGTCTTTACCTAATTGGACTCTAGCGGAAACACCTGTTTCAGCGACTATAGAGGATAATAAGATAAAGCTTGTAGCTGATAGTGCTAGTGATGGTGTAAAGTACACAGCAGCAGGATTAACGGTAGACAAAGTATATAACTTCACATGTGAGATTTCAGGAAATATTACAGACATTCAGACTTACTATAAAGCAAGTGGATTAAGTGGTGATATTGACATAACCTTAACAGGAAACGCTTTATCCTTAGAGTTTAAAGCAAAAGGAACAACTGCACTTTTATACTTTAATAGGTTAACTGCGGGTACTACAGAATTTTTTAACTTTCAATTAAAAGAAACAGGTCAGGTTGAGTATATTGACAACCCTTCGTTTTTAGATGTTGATGATGATACCGATGTAACTACTTTAACGGGGTGGTCTACGGCTGACGCAAGTTATCCTGCTACATCAACAGATGTTGTAGGCCAAAAGCTTGTAATAGTATCAGGCGGAATATACGAAGGAGCGGGGTATGACTTAACGGGTATACCTGACGGAGTGGAGGTTAACCTTAAAATAGAAAGTGTAACCGGTGATATTGGTAATGAAGCTTTATTTTTAAATGGTACAAGTGTTACTATTCCAACTGATTCAGGGTCTGTTGACTACACGTTTATAAAAGAAGCTAGTAACACTAAGTTATTGTTTAGAGCAGGCTTTAATACTGCAGGTACTACCACCTATGGCAACATCTCAATCCAACCTACTAACGTGTTTGCTTACGCGTGGAATAGAGGTGGCTCAGGGGTTGGTGCTTCAGGAGAGTTTGCTGTATTTAGTGGTGGAACCGCTACGTTAACAACCGCAGCGGGGTCTTCTAATGCCATTATAGGTACTGACACACCTGCCTACTCATCAGGTACTGAATTGGTTCTTAAGTTTAACGTGCTAAGCAAATCAGAGGGTGTTATCTTTCAAATCTTTGATAGAGTAAATTACCTTACTGTTGACGCAAAGCTTGGAGAGAATGAGTTTAGATATAAAGCAGCGGCTAACGGCACTAACCTTCTTGTTAACGTAAAGAGCACAGGTGCTACGGATGAGTTCATTAGCTTAAGCGATATAGAGCTCCAAGAGGTTAAGAATCAACCGAAGCTTATCGGAGTTGATAACGTATCTACAGTGAGTGCGCCAACAAACAGCACGGTTGTAATTAACAACGGTCTGACTGATGGAGCTGACACTGTAACTATCACGTATGCAGAGGCTGACGCAACCTCAACGGTACAGATGAGGAACTTCTTCCAAAATGCAATCGTAGAGTCTGCTAACGCAAATAACACAGGTAAGGTTATTGAGATTAAGTCTCCTGTCCTTATCACCGACATTGTAGCATCTTAATGTTATAATGTAATAGGTTGAAAGAGGAGCTCCATAGGGGCTCTTTTTTTTTTGCGTATATTTGTGAAAAGATTTAATAATGATAGATGACGTTAGAACCACAGTGCTTGCTGT